GTCTATAGTTTTGATATCCTGCGGCTAATGCGGCAATCCTTGTTCCTTTCCAATAAGCTGGATTTGCAGGTATTACTGTTATAACATTGCTTGTTTGAATTGGCGAAGTTAAATCATCTGGTATAGAATATATTAAATCACGACCTGTTACTCTTACTGAATTACCATTTTGACGTAATACATTAAATTTTTTATTAAAGTTTTTTGCGGATGCTGCAGCAATTTTCCTTCCTCTTATTATATTAGCTTTCTTCTTTCTATTATTTGGCAATCTTCTACCTTTCACACGAATTTTTCTTTTAATTTTCTTTTTAATTGTTGTTTTAGCTGGTTTGTTAGAGTTCATTTTATATTAGTAGCTTTACCAAGCAGTGGGTCTAACCCTCCTAAGATTAAATAAGAATTTTAGTGATTGTGATATTGATTAATTTTCATTTGATTGTTAACTAATTGAATTGTTGTTTCTACTTTTGTTTTTTCAAGTTCTTTTTTGGTTTTTAAGTATTTCTCCATTGTCTCACATTTATTTAATTTATCTATTATTGTGCATCTATATTTTTCTAAATAATTGTTACTATTAATAGAGTTTATTGTTTTAATTAATTCTTCAATTTCTGCAGGTTTTATATCAAAATTTTTCTCTAAAAATTGATAATATAATTGATCAAATACATAATTATCTTGAGCATTATTTCTATCGGATTGTTCAGTGGGTGAATAATATGATTTAAAGTGTAATCTAAATTTATTTTCATTTAATCTTTTTTCTACTTTCTTTAAAAATTTTTTACTTAATTTAATTTTACCTTCTAATCTATGCATTTCTATATAAGCAATTTCATACATTTTCCATGCATATAATTTATATAATGATAAGTTATTTTGAACTGATATAATATTCATTGCATCATCAAACATTAGTTTTGCATTCATATATCTAAATTTATTAACATTTAAAAATTTATTATTATATGTAAATGGTGTTAATTGTAAGAATCTCTCTAATTTTCTGACTAACATGCATTTTCCTGAAAATTGATCATATAACAATATACATGATAAGAATTCTGCACCTGTAATTTGTGGATATTTATCAAATATTTTTGCTATTTGACCTAGACCATGTTTAACAGAAACATCTTCATTATAATATACATATTTATAAGCTATCTTTTCATAATATGAAAACAATCCTTTACGCATAAAAATTATCTGGTCATCTCCATTTACCATTTCTCTAATATTCTCTATATTTACAAAGAAATATTCTTGTTTCATTTTATATTTAATATATTCAACATATAAATATGATCTTAAAGTATTACCTAAACATGTATTCATTCTGCCACTCATTTGTGTACCTTTGCATT